CAACGGCAGCCTGGACCTGAACGGCCTCGACCTGACCTGCGGCAACTTCCACAGCAACAACTCTAACGTCCGCAGCATCACCAGTGGTGCGGGGCAGTTCTATTTGACTGGTAGCGGCACCACGGTTTGGTCAACTTCAACGACGACCAATTTGACAATGACCGACAGACCGACTGTGAGCGTCACCGACGCTGCTGTATCTGGAACGCGGACGATGAACCTCGGCAGTCTATCTGAGAGCCGGTGCCCGACCATTAATATCACCGCTGGAACCGATACCATTACTCAGGACGGCTTTTGTTTTAGCATCAACTTCACCGGATTCTCTGGCACTTTCACGAACAGTGCGCGCACCATCTACGGCAACTGGAACTCAGGCTCCGCGACCTTCACGGCAGGCGGGAACACCACCACCTTCGCCGCCACGAGCGGCACCCAAGTAATTACCAGCAACGGCGTCGCCCTCGACTTCCCCATCACGGTGAACGCCCCCGGAGCTACCGTGCAACTGGCCGATGCGTTGACCATCGGCAGCACGCGGACGTTCACGCACACGGCTGGCGGTCTGAACCTCAACGGCTTTAATTTAACTTGTTCAACATTTAACAGTAGTAATAGCAACGTCCGCAGCATCACATCCGGTGCGGGCCAGTTCTACTGCACGATAGCCAGTTCGTCTGGCACCACCACGGTGTTTAATCTTTTGACAGTCACCAACCTAACACTAGTTGATCGGCCTGTAGTAAATGTTACCGGCGCGGGCACCGGTACCCTTCGGCGCGGTGTGGACGTTGGCGCGGTGGCGGAAGCGGTCGCACCCGACGTGTTTTTCTCGGCGGGTTCCGATCAAGCTGCGCTGCCGCTGACGGGCACGGGCCACTTCAGGAACGTCACCTTTACGGGCTATTCTGGCCAGCTTCGTCTAGGCACCCGCAATATCTACGGCAATATGATTATTGCATCCGCGATGACCATTGAAGCAGGCACCAGCACCACCACCTTCGCCGCAACCTCTGGCACCCAAGTAATCACCAGCAACGGCGTCACCCTCGACTTCCCGGTGACCGTCAACGCACCCGGCGCAACAGTCCAACTGGCCGATGCGCTGACCATCGGCAGCGGGCGCGCATTATCGCTATCCGGCGGCACGTTCGACGCCAACAACAAGAACGTAACCTGTGGGTTCTACAGGCCCAGCGCCGGAGCGGTCACCCGCGCCACGATCATGGGCAGTGGAACGTGGACGATCCTTGGTGCTACGACGACAGCGTGGGACACGCCCGCCGCTGCCAGCCATACGGTCACGCCGGGTACGTCCACGATCCTGATGACGGCGGCTACGGCTAAGACGTTCGTAGGCGGCGGGCGCACGTTCTACAACCTGTCCCAAGGCGGCGCGGGCGCTCTGTCGATCACGGGCGCGAACACGTTCAACGACATCAGCAACACCACGCAGCCTGCGACGGTTACGCTCCCGGCTAGCACGACCACCACCGTATCCGCTCTGAGCCTCGCGGGCACGGCTGGCAATCTAGTGACGCTGAATTCTAGCACGTCAGGTACGCGGGCTACCCTAAGTAAGGCCAGCGGAACGGTCGATGTTTCGTACCTATCCATAAAAGACAGCGCGGCGACGGGCGGGGCGTCTTTCTTTGCGCAAACCGGTAACGGTAACATCAACGCCGGGAACAACACCGGATGGAGCTTTGCGACTCGTGCGGCAGTTACAGGCGTAGAAGCCACAGGCTCCGTAGGGGACGCCAGCGCAACTGCGGGGGCTTCCACCTCCCCCACAGGCGTCTCCGCTACAAGCACTGTAGAGGCCGTAACATTTTCTATCCTAGTTGCCCTAGCCGCTGTCGCCCTGCAGGCGGTAGGCGACATAGGAACTGCCTCCGTAACCGCTAATGCTTCCGCCTCCGCTACAGGTGTAGAGGCCATTGGCGTAGCCGGGGACGCCAGCATAACTGCTAGCGCTACTACAGCCACTACCGGTGTCCCCGCCTCCGGTTCGGTAGGGACGGCGGCGGTAGCCCTGCCAAGGACCGTAAGCGTCACAGGCCTGCAGGCGGTAGGAAGCATAGGCACCGTTGCTACTGCTGCCGTTTCTAATGTATATGTAAGCGGTATTCAGGCGCTTGGTCTAATAGCGCAGACGCTGGTTTGGGGTGTCATAGACACCGCTGAGACTGCCAACTGGTCTTTAGTAGATGACGGCAACACGGTAACTTGGGTGGAAATCCCGACGTGAGGAACAAAGATGGCTAGCACCTACAGCAACCTCAAGATTCAGCTCATGGCCACTGGTGAGAACAACACCACGTGGGGCAACGTCACGAACATCAACTTGGGGACTGCTCTTGAGGAGGCCATTACTGGCTCGGTCGATGTACCGTTCTCGAGCGCTAACGTCACCCTTACCCTAACCGATACCAACACTACTCAGCCAGCGCGGAACCTGCGCCTTAAGTGCACGGGCACCACTGCGGGAGCTCGTAACCTTGTTGTTCCGGCTATCGAGAAGCTCTACCTCGTAACCAATGGCTGCGCCGACGCCATCACCGTAAAGAATGCCACGGGCACAGGCATCGCGGTCCCCGCGAGCGCGTCCATGTGGGTGTTCAACGACGCCACCAACGTGCTGGACGCCGTGTCCTACATGTCTTCCCTTACCCTCGGTGCTGCGCTCCCCGTAGCCTCGGGCGGTACTGGTCAGACGACCTACACCAACGGCCAGCTGCTGATCGGCAACACGACGGGTAGCACACTTACGAAGGCTACGCTAACTGCTGGGTCTGGCGTGTCGATTACCAACGGCACGGGAGCTATCACGATATCCGCCACGGGTTCGGGCGGCTCTGTCACAAGTGTTAACGGCGCAGGCGGCACTACCGGGCTTACCCTGACGGGTGGTCCGATAACCACTACGGGTACGCTTACCTTGGGGGGTACGCTTGGCGTGGCCAGCGGCGGCACTAACGTCGCCAGCTATACCATCGGTGATATCCTCTACGCCTCCGCCACCACCACCCTGTCCAAGCTTGCCGACGTAGCAACGGGTAGCGCCATCATCTCTGGAGGCGTGGCTACCGCCCCGGCTTGGGGCAAGATCGGCTTGGCCACCCATGTCAGCGGTACCCTGCCTGTAGCCAACGGCGGCACAGGCGCGGCGACCTACACCAACGGTCAGCTGCTGATCGGTAACACGACAGGCAACACGCTTACTCCGGCAACGCTAACCGCAGGCACTGGCGTCACAATCACCAACGGCACCGGTACCATCACCATCTCCTCGTCGAGCTCTGGGGGTACGGTTACCAGCGTAAACGGTTCTGGTGGCACCACCGGCCTTACCCTGACGGGCGGAGCAATTACTACCTCGGGCACGCTTACCCTTGGGGGCACGCTGGCTGTAGCTAACGGCGGCACAGGCGCGGCGACCTACACCAACGGTCAGCTGCTGATCGGAAACACGACAGGCAACACGCTTACTGCGGCAACGCTAACCGCTGGCACTGGCGTCACGATAACCAACGGCACCGGGACGATAACTATTTCGTCCTCTGGGGGTACGGTTACCAGCGTAAACGGTTCTGGTGGCACCACGGGCCTTACCCTGACTGGCGGAGCAATTACTACCTCCGGCACTCTTACCCTTGGGGGCACGCTTGCTACCGCCAATGGCGGTACGAACCTTACCGGGTTCACCGCTGCGAATAACGCGATCTACTCTACGTCGTCTTCGGTCCTGACCGCTGGCACGCTTCCGATCACCGCTGGTGGTACCGGGGCCACGAGCGCTAGTGCTGCGCGTACTGCGCTGTCCGCCGCAGCATCCGGGGCAAACACGGACATAACGGCTCTCGACCAAGACGTTACGGTTACGGCGACGGGGACGATTGCGGCCAACACGATTGGCTATCGCGGCCTCCCGCAGTCAACCAAAACCGCCTCCTACACCTTGGCTTTGGCGGACGCCGGTACGCATATCTCCACGACTACTGGCGGTATCGTTATCCCCGCCAACAGCTCCGTTGCGTTCCCCATTGGCACGGCCATCACCATCTTCAACAACAGCGCCTCGAGCCAGACGCTTTCCATAACCACGGATACGCTTCGCTTGGCGGGTACAAGCAGCACGGGGTCGCGGACCATCTCCCTGCGGGGGTTGTGTACGTGCCTGAAAGTTAACACTACGGAGTGGGTCGCCAGCGGCGCCGGAGTAAGCTGATGTCAGGCATCCTTAACGTCTTGGTCGGTTCGTCCTATTTCACCCCCGTTACACGGTCCTACACAACCGGTACGTCGGCTACGGAAACTATACCCGTACTGGCTTCCAGTGTGGTCATCGAGGTGTTTGGCGCGGGCGGTGCGGGCGGGGCGTACTCCACTCTAGACAGCATCGTTTACTACGGCGGCGGTGGTGGTGGTTCGGGCGGGTACAGCAAAAAGACCGCCAGTGTGGTCGGGTCCGGGGGCCTCACGATGACCTATAGCGTTGGAACCGGGGGCACAACGGCTGCAGGTTCAGGCAACGCGGGTACAGGCTCAAACGTGGTTTCGGGGACGTTCTCCCTTACTACCATCTCCACCAACGGTGGCGCTGGCGGCACACAGGTCTTCGGTAGCGGGGGCCTTGGCGGAGCGGCGGGCGCGGCGGGCACTGGGGGCGACACTAACTCGGCGGGTAACGCTGGCACAGACGGAACTATTGCAACTAACGGCGTCGGCGGCGCGGGTAAAACGGGCACTAACGGCGATGGTCTTGCCGGGGGCGACGGTGCGTACTACCCCACCCCTGCGCAAGTAGCTGGCGGTACGGGTAAGATCATTTTCTCTTACACCTAGAGGCGCATGCATGCCGTTCATCAAGCTGCAGTTCAAGCCGGGTGTTAACCGGGACCAGACTGACTACTCCAACGAGGGTGGTTGGTACGAGTGTGACAAGATCAGGTTCCGCTCGGGGTACCCGCAGAAGCTCGGCGGGTGGGTAAAAACCACGACGGCTACGTTCTACGGTGCCTGCCGCCAGATGTTCAACTGGGTCACGTCCTTCTCGGATAACCTCATGGGCATGGGCACTAACGCCAAGCTGTACCTCGAAGCCGCAGGTATCTTCTACGATATCACCCCCCTGCGCGCTACGACGCCGACCATGTCCACTCCCAACACCGATAATTGCATCAACACTACGAACGCCTCTACCACGATAACGGTAAACCTCGGCGCAGCGCATAGCGCCACCACAGGCCAGTTCGTTACCATATCGGGGGTTTCTGGTGCCGTAGGCGGAGTACCCGCCTCAGAGCTCAACGCTAACTACCAGATCACGGTTATCGACTCTGACTCGTTCTCGTTCACGGTGACTACTGCAGCAACGTCTACCGTAGTTAGCAGCGGTGGCACCGCAATCATTATCTCGTTCGAAATCCTGCCCGGGTACGCCATCGCTACCGAAGGCTACGGGTGGGGCGTGGGCACGTGGAGCCGAGGCTTCTGGGGCCTTGGTACCACCAACCCGATATTGCTACCGCAGGCCGACTGGTTCATGGATAATTTTGACAACGATCTGGTGGCTAACCTCCGTAACGGGGCCCTCTACTACTGGGAACGGGGGACTGCCGCCGACGCCGCTACTTCCTTGGCCACCCGCGCCGTGCTCCTATCCACCCTATCTACGGCTAACGGCTACGACGCCAACGCCGTCCCTACGCAAATTATGCAAGCACTCGTGTCCCAGCAGGATAAGCACCTGCTTGCTTTTGGTGCGGTTCCCTACGGGAGCACCAGCACGGCGGACTTTGACCCTCTGCTGATCCGCTGGGCGGATCAGGATAACCCCACGCAGTGGACCCCCGCCGTAACTAACTCGGCGGGTTTCTCCCGAGTGTCCCGGGGCTCGCGGATTATCCGTGCGCTTCCTTCGAGACAAGAAATACTCGTATGGACCGACACGCACCTCTACACGCTGCAGTTCACCGGGACTACGGACGTGTTCGCCCTGCAAGAGTACGCAGACGATATATCCATAGCTTCGCCGCGTGCGATGACCACCGCAGCCAGCATTACTTACTGGATGGGGCAGGATAAATTCTATGCGTACACGGGCCGCGTAGAGACGCTCCCCTGCACCCTGCGGGACCACGTGTTCCGCAACATAAACTACAATCAGGCCGCGCAGATTGTCTGTGGCACCAACGAGGAGTGGAACGAGGTATGGTGGTTCTACCCTAGCGCGACCTCTGACTGGAACGACAGCTACGTCGTGTTCAACCATCTGGATCATATCTGGTACTACGGGACCATTGCCCGCACTGCGTGGCTGGACACCCCCCTCCGGCTGTACCCCCAAGCAGCAGACAGCGACCCGACTACGTACACGGGCATCATGTATACCCATGAGTCTGGGGTAGATGACGACGACATCGCCATGGAGGCGTACATACAGTCGAACGATTTCGACTTGGAGGATGGGGAGCGGTTCATGCTTACTCGGCGTATAATCCCCGATATTGATTTCGGCGGGTCCACAGCAGCAGAGCCAGAGGCTACGCTGCATATTCGGCCTCGGAACTTCCCCGGCAGCACCTTTACCGCCAGTGTCGAGGACGAGGAGCGGGTTATCGAGACCACGGTCGGTAACTACACGAACCAAGTTTTCATCCGCGCCCGTGCGCGGCAGATGGCGCTGAAGATATCCTCCGCAAACCTCGGGGTTACTTGGCAACTTGGAGCGCCCCGGCTGGATGTGCGGCAGGACGGCACCCGTTGACCAGTGAATAGACCATGGCCCTAGAATCGTTCAGAGCCCCGTCGCTCCCTAACCCGGGGCCCATATACGACCCGCAATACCTGCGGCAACTTATCCGCGCTATCGAGGTGTACTTCTCCCAGCTGGACTCCAAGGCCCCGAACTTCGCGCAGTCCTACCGGGCGGACAAGTTCATCGGGGGGCAGCTCGAGGGCTACTTCCCGAGCTACACCAGCGCAGAGAAAGCCGTCCTTGTTACCCCTGTTACCGGCACCGTTGTCTTCGATACCACCTTGGGCAAACTCTGTGTATACTCAGGCACGCTCTGGGAAACGCTTACCTCTATTCCGGTCACTTACACGCTGCTTACGGGCGTATCCGCCACTGGTAGTATAGGTACCGTTACCACTACCCCCTAAGCTTAGGAACCCAGCGATGAACGCACCCTACGCCCCTATCGCCAAGCACCTAGCCTCCCACGGTCGCGGCGAGGACTCGGTCCTCATCCACATGACCCCCAAGGAGGTTAGCGGCCTGCAGTCTCTCGCTATGGCGCACGGTGGCTCGCTCACTATCAACCCGCACACGGGCCTGCCCGAGGCGGGCATCCTTGGCAAACTGCTGCCGATGATCCTTGGCGCTGCGCTAGTCGCAACGGGCGTCGGGGCTCCTCTTGCAGGTGCGATGGTTGGCGCGGGTACAGGCATCGCAAAGGGCAGCTTGACCGAGGGCCTTATGGCGGGCCTTGGCGCGTTCGGCGGCGCATCGCTCGCTGCTGGTCTGGGCGCTGGCGCTGCTGGCGCTGCTGTTGACACCGCTGCTACTGCTGGCGCTGCGGCCCCCGGCGCTTTTAGTGCGGGAACGGCTGGGGGGGTTACTGCTGGGATGGGCGCAGAAACTGCAGCCTCTTTGGGCGGCATCGCTAGCGGGACTGCGCTGCCTACTGGCGGTGCGCTTATGGGGGCGTTACCCGCCGCTGCGCCCGGTTTGGCAGCTGGGGTGGTACCACCGGCATTTAGCTTTGCGACCCCCTTTGCGGCTGACGTGGCCGCGCCAGCGATATTTGCTCCCGCAGCGTCTGCCGTTGCCCCCACAGTTGGGATGGTACCACCGGCATTTAATTTTGCGACCCCCCTTGCGGCTGATGTAGCTACGCCAGCGATACTTGCTCCCGCAGCGTCTACCGTTGCCCCTACCGCCGCTTCCACTGGGTTCCCTTCGTCTTTTAAGGAGTTTGGTACCCGGTTTGGTGAAGCTGCGGGCGAGGGCATCGGCGGTGCGGGCAAGATTTCTACCGGCCTAGCAGCCACGGGCCTGCTCGGAGGAGTGGTGGGAGCTATGCAGCCTAGTGGCAAGATGCCGGAGGAAGAGGAAGATAGGTATCCGTACAAGGGCCCCTACCTTCCCATGGAGCGTAGGGCAATCTTTCGCGCCCCCGGAGACCCAAGCCTTCTTACCGACTCCTCCGAGCGGAACTACTTTGAGCCGTCGAACCCTTATCCGGGGTTTATCGAGAACCCGAACTACGTCGCCCCCGTTAACCCTAATGTGAAGACCCGGTTTGCCGACGGCGGTGCCGTCCCCATGGCAGAGAAGGACTACGGCTTTAACGCCTTTCGGTCGCAGATACCCCCCAGCCGCCCTTCAGGGATGTTCAACGACTCCATAGGCTTCATGGGCTCGGGTCTGGACTATACGGGCGCTATCTCCGCTATGATGGCGCAGCAGGGTGTAAACAGCGGATCGGCGTTCCCCGGGCTTGGCGCTCCCACTTCCACGACACCGACTATGCCGTCTATTAACCGACCCCCCGAGGGGGGTCCTGCGCAGGGGCAGGAGTTCAACTACGGCTTTAAGCCCCTGTATGGTCCGCAGCCTACCCATACACCGAACCAGCCTCCCCCGGGCGCTCAGCAGACGAACCAGCCTCCCTTGGGAGTCCAAGGGAACAAAAAGAACCAAGGGAACCAAGCAGCGCAGACGACGCAGATGCCCTACCCGACCTCCCCGGGGGCGCAGACCAACACAACCTACCCGCCGCCATACATGATGAACCCTATGCTTCAGCAGTACATGTCGCAGAACCAGAACACGTCGTTCGCGGCTGGGGGCGAGAACCTCCGCGATGGGGCCTTTGTCGTGGATGCGCGCACGGTCTCTGAAATGGGCAACGGCAGTAGTGGTGCGGGGCAGGAGCTCTTGGCCCGGTACGGCGGTAAGCCCATCCGGGGGCGCGGGGATGGCGTAAGTGACTCTGTCCGAGCCAACATCGGCGGCGTGCAGGAGGCCCGGGTTGCCCGGGATGAAGTGAAGTTCGAGCCTGAAGCCGTCTCTCGTCTTGGCGGCGGTAGCCAGAATAAGGGGGCTCAGAAGCTCTACTCGTTGATGGCCAAGGCCCACAAGGCGCGGCGGAAGGCCAAGCCGGGGCAGGACACCAAACTCCGAGGCTTGCTAGGCGCATGAGCACGCTGGTGGACGAGATGCAGATATCTCTGATCCCGAAGGATCATATCCTTACGGTATGGCCGGAAGTTTCCGGGTATCTCCGCGAGGCCGCTAGCTACACCAACGGACGGTACGAGCTCGATGACGTACTATCCTTGCTCTTGGATTTCGACTACCACCTGTGGGTAGCGTTTGAAGGTATCGGCAACATAAAGGGTGCTGTAGTCACTAACTTCGTACAGCACCCACGCAAGAAGGCGCTGTACCTTACTTTCTGCGGCGGCGTAGATGGCCATTCATGGAAGACCCCGATGCTGCGAACCTTGCAGCGGTGGGGGAAGGACACGGGTTGTAGTATGATCGAAGCGCTCGGGCGGTCCGGATGGCAGGGAATCTTCAAGGATGAAGGTTTTAAGTATTTGGCGCAGGTGTTCGAGTTGCCTATAGAGGCGGGAGAGTAACATGGCTGGTGGAAGTTCTGCGCCTACCAAATCAGAAGTAACCCAAACCAGCACTAACCTGCCGGAGTACGCTGAGCCGTACGTGATGAACCTGCTCGAGCGGGGGCAGGCGCAGTCGTACCAGCCCTACGTCCCTTACGGGCAGCAGCGGATAGCGGGGTTCACCCCGAACCAGACCGCGACGCAAGCAAACGTCATGGGGATGCAAGCGCCGTCCGAGTTTGGCGCGGCTTCTAATCTGGCGGGTCAGGCAGGGCTAGCCTCCCTGACCGCTGGGCAGTACACGCCCATGGGTGCTTCCTCACAGCAGGTGGGGCTCCCCTCTTTAACCAACTACCAGATGGGCCAGCCGGGTAATGTTCAGGGGGGTGTTTACACCGCCCCGGGAATGGCGACTGCGCAGACGGGGTACAACCCGGCGCTTAATACCTTCCAGATGGCTCAGCCGGGTGATGTTCAGGGGGGAGTTTATACCGCCTCGGAGATGGCGGCGGCGCAGACGGGGTTTGATCCGTCGCTTAATACCTTCCAGCAGGCAGCCCCCGATGCGTTTGGGCAGGCGCAGGTAGACCAGTACATGTCCCCCTACGTGCGTAACGTGCTGGACGTGCAGAAGCGCAATGCAATCACCGACGCCCAGAAAACGCAGCTGATGGCAAACCTTGGGGCCGCTAAGCAGGGCACTTATGGCGGGGCGCGTCAGTTGCTTGCAGGTACGGAGCGCGAGCGCGCCCTCGGCCAGAACCTCAGCGACATCGAAGCCAAAGGCATGCAGTCCGCGTACGAGAACGCGCAGGGGCAGTTTGAGCGGGACAGGGCTGCTCAGATGGGCGTAGGCAGAACCAACCTCGAGGCGCAGCTTGGCGTGCAGCAGCTGGGCACGCAGACCGGTATGCAGACCGCGTTCCAGAACCTTAATGCACAGCAGCAGGCGAACGTTCAGAACCAATCCGCTCAGATGCAGGCTATGGGTTACACCCAAGATCAAGCTATGCGAGCGGCGCTGGCCAACCAGCAGGCAGGCCTGACTGTGGGCCAGCAGAACCTCGGCGCGCAGATGCAGACGCAGCAGCTCGGTGCCCAGACGGGCACGCAGGTGGCGCTGGCTAACCTGACGGCTGAGCAGCAGGCCAACGTCCAGAACTTGGCAGCCCAGATGCAGGCCATGGGCTACACCCAAGATCAGGCGATGCGTGCGGCGCTGGCCAACCAGCAGGCTGGGCTGACTGTAGGCCAGCAGAACCTCGGCGCGCAGTTGCAGACGCAGCAGCTTGGTACCCAGACGGGCCTGCAGGCACTGCTGGCCAATCAGGACGCTAACCTCAAGGCGCAGCAGCTTGCGGAGCAGTCGCGCCAGTTTGGAGGCACCCTCGGTCTTCAGGGGCTCCAGCAGGCTAATCAGGCGGCGGCTACCTTGGGTAACCTCGGCACGGCGCGCAGTGCAGAGGACCTCCAGCGCTTCAACGCGCAGAACGCCGTGGGCAAGCAGCAGCAGGACCTGCAGCAGGCGATCCTCGATCAGCAGTATGGGGACTTCTTGCGGCAGCGCGACTACTCGACGGAGCAGCTTGGGTACTACAACAACTTGATCCGTGGCCTCCCGATGACAATGGGTTCGACTCAGACCGCGTATGCCGCGCCCCCATCCACGATAAGTCAGGTCGGCGGTCTTGGACTGGGTGCGCTGGGCATGTACAATATGGGTAGGTAGGAGACAGTCATGGGTAAGCCGTTCAGCCTTCAGTCTCCGGAACAGGTCGCCAAAGAGTACGGCGGCAACAAACAGAAGATCGCACAGGCCGCGCAGATGGGGCAAGTTGACCCTACCGCTGCTGTTCTTGCGGGTATGTTTATCGACCGCATGCGGTCCGCACAGTCTCTGGAGCAGGGGGCGCAGCCGACGGTAGCACAGCAGGTGTTGGCCCCTCCCGCCCCTGCTAGTGCTCCTCCTGCCCCCCCTGCTTCAGGGGCTCCGCCCATGGGCGGTCTTCCGCCTATGGCTCCGCCTATGGCTCCGCCTATGGCTCCGCAGGCTCCGCCTATGGGTATGGCTAGTGGCGGTCTTACCGCGCTCCCCATCCCGGACAACATGTTCGATGAGCAGCAGTACGGCGGCGGCGGCATCGTGGCGTTTTCGGGTAAGGAAGGGTCGGACGTCAAGCTGACTGATGAGATGCTTATTAAAGTTATCCAAGACCCTCGGGCTCCAGCGGAGGAACGCGCGGCTGCGCGGCAGGAGCTGCAGGAGCGTAGAGGGCCTGTTTCCGACTACGGTACTCCACGCACCGCAGAAGACACGCGGGCGGCGTTTGCTGAAGGGCTCCCACAAGGGCTGGCTCAAGTCGGCGGAGCCCTCGGGCAAGGGTTCATGAACTCTGAGTTTGCGCAGGACATGTCTACGATCCCCGCTGGCATCAAAGATTACCTTAACTCCGACTCAGCGGCTCGCGCAGCTACTGCTATCACAGCCCCGGTAAAGGGGTACATGGACGCTAGCCGTTGGATGCTTGGGATGCCTGCTCCCACCCCTGACGCCGCCGCCGCCCCTGTGCCGGTTATTGAGACTACCGCCGCCCCTTCGCGCGCGCCGCTTAACGCACCGACTAAGGAGGGTTACTTGGGGGATGCGGGGCCGAACATCCGTAACGATAGGATGCTTGCCGACATCCTCGCCAAGAACGCAGCCGCGCCCGTTTCGCCTGATGCCGCCGAAAAAGCCGCCGCCGAAAAAGTCACCGCCCCTAGGGGCCCCCGCGTAGACCCAGTAGACCCAGAAGCTGCAAAAGCCGTAGCCGACGTTGCCGAAGCTGCTCCGGGGGTACCAAAGATAGATTACTTAGAGGCGTTAGCCAAATACCGTGGCGAAGCGCCTACCCTCACTGCCGGGGAGTCGCTCGCTGACCAGAAGAAGCAGGACTTCTGGTCCACGATTGCTCAGATGGGCTTCGGTGCCGCCGCTGGCACGTCCCCGAACGCTCTGGCTAACTTCAGTGCGGGCGCTGCTGGTGCCATGCCCGGGATGCAGAAGGCCATGGACCGCCGCCGTGAAACGCAGAGGGACGCCGCGAAGGCCGAAGATGCGCGGAAGCTGGCAATCTTCGTGTCTAAAGGGGAGGACTTTAGGGGGTCCACTGACGCGGGCCAGAAAGATGCAGCGCTCAGCCTTAATCGGGAGCAGTTTGCCGAGACTTCACGGCAAAACATAGCGGAGAACCTGCTTAGGCAAGCTCAGATAGACGTAAGTGCGGCAGGGGTAGCCGCGCAGGGCACCAGTGAAGCAGAGCGAATGTTCGCTAAGATCGACGCTATGCCGGAAGGCCGCGAGAAAGACCGGGCTATAGCTAACTGGGAAGCCGTAAAGGGCGCAGGGGCTATACAATACGACCCACGGAAAGCCCAAACTCAAACGCAACTGGACATCGACCAGAAGACGATAGATACGCTGCAGGGAACTAAAAGAATCGTTGGAAGTCTTACTAAGGCGCAACAGGATGACCTTGACGCTGCTATGCGGAGAGTATACGGGGGACTGGCTGCTGCGCCTGCTGCGGGGAATTTCCCGGGTTTTTCTGCTAGACTTAAAACCTAGGGCGCAACAATGCCGTTATTCGAGGTCACCGCTCCAGATGGTAAATCTTATGAAGTAGATGCTCCTGACGGGGCGTCTCAAGCGGATGCTATTGCGTACATAGCAACCACGTACTACCAAAACGGAGTCCCCGCTCCCGCACCCGCCGCAGAGCCTACGTGGTTGGAGCGTAACATCCCGGGCGGGGAACTGCTGGCTGAGACGGCTGACCTTCCGATCCAGTTCGCCATGGGTGCCACTGGCATTGGCAAGGCAGTCTCTGACGTAGCTGGTGCGGGTAACCCCGTATCCGATGCGCTGGACTCAGCGCGGAAGTACCTGACGAGCATCACTTCCGCACAGTCGCGCGACGATGCCGCCGAGGTAAGCCGCCTCATGGAAGAGGCCAAGGGCAAGGGCGTGTGGGAAGAGGTCAAGGCTGGCCTCAAGTCCTTCGGTGTTGCCCCGCTCGACTTCCTGTCGCAGGGCGCGGGTTCCATTGCACCGATCATCGCTGCTGGCTTGCTCGCCCCCACCGTAGGTGGCGCTGCTGCCATTAGTGGGGGTATCGGTGCCGTAGCGGGCGCGGGCACTATCAAAGGGGCTATCTACGACGTTACCAAGCAGGAACTGGAGAAGCTGAAGGTTGCTCCGGATATCGCAGAAGCCATAGCGCAGGAAGCGCAGTCCTACGGCGGGGAGAACCTCGACCAGATCGCGCTGGGCACGGCACTTGGAGCGCTTGCATCGTATGGCGGTATCGAACCAGCTTTTGCCCGCATCGTAGGAGCAAAGATCGCACAGCGTGTCGGCGCGACCGTTGCGGAAGAAACCGTCAAGGGGCTGGGGCGCAGCGGGGCCAAGACGCTTGCTACGGAAGCCGGTACCGAAGCCCTTCAGGGCGGGCAGGAGAAGCTCGCTGGCAACGTCGCTCTGCAGCGTCAGGGCATGGACGTGCCGACATGGGAAGGCGTGGTAGGGCAGGGTACACTGGAAGGTGTCATAGGTGGTATCCTCGGTGGCCCCACTGGCGTCTACGAAGCGGCGGTGCACAACGCCAACCTCAAGCAGGAGGGCACTCCTGCCACGGAAGATGGCACGACTCCCATCGAAGATGACATAGCGGCGTTCACAGCGAGCCCGTCCAAGGAGCGCTACGAAGCCCTCGTCTCCCGGCTGGTCAACGAGTACGGCATACCTGAAAGCGAAGCCGCAAAGGCGGCGCTGGGTGAGCTTGAGCGGGCAGACGTTCGCCAGCAAGAGGCTGCAGAAGCCGCAGCCAAGCTGCCCATCCCCGAGGGCGTAGTTACACCTACGCCGGGAGCGGCAGGGCAAACAGTTAGCGAGTCGCCTAACGCTAAGGTTACTGCTCCGAAAATAGACCGCGCCACCGCCGAGCAGCAGGTAACGGAAACCTTCAACAACGCTGCGTTTGATTTCACCGAAGATGGCGAGCCGCTTTCGGTAGGTGCACGCGAAGCCGCTATCCAGATGGTGGTAGACGGGCAAGACCCGTACGACGCTGTGGGCCGTGCCGTGGAAGCCGAGCGCGAAGGCACGCTTGCCTCGGTTACACCTACGCCAGAAGCGGGAACTACAACAACTTTGGAGTCATCTGGGGCTTCTTTAGAAACCCCCGAAACCCCCATAACCTCCAGCGCGGTTCCAACCGTCGAGCAAATTCAGGCCGCGCCTACGGTAAAAGCCCGCGTCAGCATGGCTAACGTTGCACTGGGCGACCACCTCACGACGAACGCGCCGACGTACTCGCACGTGGACCCCGGGGTTATGACTGCGGCGACGAACATGGCGGCGCAGCGGGTAGCTAACAAAAAGCGCAAGAATGACGTTGATCCGGTAGCCACCCTGAACAAGGTGCTGGCCGAAAAGGGTGTGTCCGTTACACCGCGACCCCCGATATTCGAAGGCGCAAGCGCGCTCATACCCGATGCCCCGCTTGGCACGGTGCTGACTGTCGAGGGTGGTGCCTACGGCATCAAGGTTGCGGATAGGCCGGGGGCAACGGTGCCGGGGCAGACAGTCGTTACCGGTCGTAGCGGCGCGCCACTCAGAACGCTTGAAGCCGCACGGGATTTCGCCAACGAGATTACCCCGCCCCCGCCTGCGGATGTTAATCTGGCTTCTTCCCCCGATCAGACGGCTACCTCCGAGAGTACGGACCAGAACCGTGCGGTGGGTGCGGCGCATTTGCCGAAACGGAGCACGGATATCTCCGCTGCGCTTGCTGGTGGCGTAGTTCCCACCATAGACGTACCCTCCCGGAACCCGCTGGAGGTGGATGCTAAGCCCCGTTTCGATCTAGAGGCGTACCGGCAGACCAACGAGGCGGAAGACGCAGCGCGTAAAGTCGAGGAAGCGGCCCAAGCGGAGCAGGAAAAAGAGCGTATCGCCGGGATCGCCAAACGGTATGACCGCACTAGGCAGGACGTAAACGCGGATAACCCCAGTACATTCTCGCGTATGGATTGGTTTGCTGCTGCGGGGCTGCATGAACTGGAAGCAGCAGGTAAATACTACGACGGGCTTGCTCCGTCAGAACAAATACAGAAACGCATGCAGTTGGCGCGTGACGCCGGTATCGTGAAGGAAGGTAAGAGCCCCCCTCAAGTACAAACGGTGCTTCGCAAACCTTGGGCGGAGTTGAGTCCTAATCAGCGCGCGGCGCTCGCAGAAGGTTATGGGGTATCCAAGGCAGGCGTAGCAGCACGTAAGAAACGGGTGAACCGCCCGTGGGCTGCGCTTACCCCGGAGGAGCAAGCTGCGCTTATTAGCTACATCGACAAAGAACCCACCGGGGATACGTCTGCTGGCAAGACGGCGACCAATGCTCCTGTAGAGGAAGCTCTCGTCGTGGACGAGGCGCTTAAAGCCCGTATTGCATTTGGCAAAGCCCTTGAGGAAGCGCGTAGCGGAGCCAAGATCACCAACGAAGAGTACGTATCCATACGCGACTCTACGGGAAACCAGCCAAAATTGCTCGCTGCCGCGCTGGACAAGAAGCGCGTTGCTGACGCTTCGCTGGCAGCAGAGAACACCAAGGCCAAGGAACGGCATGAGCGGGCGCAGATGAAGCTGCCTGCCAGCAAGCGCACGCCGTTTGTGCCGAAGGTAGGGCTGGCTGCTACCGAAATGCAGGAGCGCGTAGCTGGGGCGACCCGCAGAGACGTACTACGAGGCGGTGTCGCCGCTATGTTGCTAGGGGCTTCTGACGCGGTGCGCGCGGCTACGCTTCCCCGGACGACCGTAAAAGGCAATACCAAAGTTCAAGAAGCGCTGCGCAGCGGCAGTTTGCAGAAGGTCGTTGAAGCTGTTCGCGACACCAGCAAGAACCCCGCGTACCGGGAAATAGCACGCCTTATGGCCCTCGGGGGTATGGGTGATACGACTATTGCGGTGTCCGATTTTGGGGGGCAGGCTCTTGCCGTAGTAGGGCAGACGAGTACTACCACGGGTAACATAACGATACATAAGACCACTAAGGGCATCTCGGGGGACACCGAGGAGACCATCCTGCACGAGGCGTTGCACTCGTTTTTAAACCGGCGGTACGACAGCCTTAACAGTTACCTCGCGGGGAACCGCGAGGAAGTAGGCATGTCTCCGCAAAAAGCCGACGCTTTCATCGAGCGGTTCCAGTCCATGTTCATGGATTTCCGGAAGATGATGCAAAGTAAGCACGTAGAGCTGCTTGAAGACACCAATGATGAAACAATCTGGGCGTCGGAAGCAGCCAACAGCCCCGACGAGTTGTTCGTACGCGCGCTTACCGACCCCAATTTGCAGGCGTTCCTGCGAACCATAGATATAAAAGGGAACACCATTACAAAGCCGGGGCAAAAATCTTGGTGGTCTACGATACTTGATTTCTTGGCGGACCTTCTTGGAATTACCCGCGAGCCCACCCGCTCGGCGTTGGACCAACTGCTGGATGCCTCTACTAACGTGTTACGCGCAGCGGCGTTGGATAAGCCTACCGGGGAATATGCAAGAAAGTTAAATGCCCTAGATAGCGCACAAGAGCGCGTGCAGTATGAGAAGGTAGCCAACGCAGAGAGCACCGCCAACGAAGCGATGGCCGCTGCCGCTAGTGCCAGTACGACTGCTGAAGTAGCCGAAGCTGCTCAAGCCGGTGCCAACGCGCGGACCTATAACCCCTTCAAGGGGCCCATGAACCGCCTCATGAGTTCCGCCAGCGCCACGCATCTGAAGCGGCTGCTGGGAGCCATCCCCTCGTCGGGCATCGTGGAGCACTTCAAGCGGGTCAAGGTCAGCGATAAGGAGTGGTCCACGAAAGGCGACAAGGGGTGGATCGACATCCCCGAGTTGGAGAGCTTCGGTCAGGACATCGAACAGCCTGCGCGTGGCATGAAGTCCAGCATGGTGCGGGCGTTCACCCGCAAGGCGAAGCCGTTCTCCAAGTTCGTGTCCAAGTACGGCAACAAGACCATCGCCGCCGCCATGCACAGCGCCCGTGGCGCGTCGTTCGACGTGTCTACCTTCAACTCCTTGGGGGACGCCTATAAGAACGACCCCGTCATGGACTACCTGACTAGGGCACTCGCTCAGCAAAACCTGTCTGCCGAGCAGACGGCTAGCTTCACCGCGCAGCGCAAGAAGCGCATGGGCGAGATCACCAAGGTGTGGGGCAACTGGACTGCGCTGGGTAAGCAGGAAGGCGGGCAGGCGCTGTACCGCGAGATACAGCAGTACTACAAGGACATGTACGGCCTCACGCGCAGTGCGCTCGACACCAACATTCGCACGAAGCGTATCGACAAGGAGTATCAGGATAGGCTGATCGAAGCAGCTACGCTTGACCGGGTGCAGGACCCCGACTACCCCAGCGTGCCAGCGGAACTCCTTCCGGACGTGTACTTCCCCTACAAGCGCTATGGCAAGTTCTGGGTGCGTGTCACAGAGAAAGCGAAGAAGAACGATAAGCGCGAGTTCCACACGTTCGAAAGTGCCGCTGAGCGGGATCGGTTTGTTGAGAAGCGCGCCGCGCAGCTTGGGATCAAGGACAAGGCGAGGGACACCGGTTACTTCGTCACCGGAAACGATATCAGCGACTTGCAGGCGCAGAACGACTTCACGGCCAACAGCGCTATGCTGAAGGCGATGTTCGAAATCGTAGACAAGGCCACGTTTACGCGCGCCGATGGGACGCCACTGGCAGGCGAGGAGTTGGATATTGCCATCAAGAAGCTCAAGGACAGCCTTTACCAGACGTACCTGATGACCCTTCCGGAGCGCAGCATCCGCAAGCAGTTCATCCACGCCGAGGGCATCCCGGGTTACTCCGAAGACGTGATGCGCAACTTCACCACGACGGCGACGGCGTATGCCAACCAGCTTCCGAAGATCAAGTACGGAGCCCTGCTGGACCGCAAGACGGAGGAAGCCCGTGGCCGCGTCAAGGAGTTGCCGAACGATATCAGGGCCAAGCTGGAAACTGTCATAAGCGAATTGTCGGAGCGGGCGTACTACTCGCTCAACCCCCCGGATCAGAGTGGCTTCGTGACGTTCGTCAACAACGCCGCGTTCCTGATGCTGCTCTCCAGCGTTGCCACCGCCGTGGTGCAGACCACGAGTATTCCAATGCGCGTACTGCCTAACTTCGTATCCCGTTACGGGTACAAGGAAACCTTCTTTATGCTGGCGAAGTACGCCCCGGGTTGGAACACCGTGGGGATGACCGAGAAGCGTCCTGACGGCACCGTGCTGCACACCGCTCCGACGTTCGTGAACGCCAAGCTGCAGGGCAAGAAGCCGGTTAACGGGCTGGATATCGCGGGCGCAGCCAAGTACATGGCGGAACACGACCTCTTCGAAGAGAACGCGGTCCACGCCACGATGGAGAACCGCAAGTCGGAGGTTAGCTCGTCCGAAAGTACAGGTCGTAAAGCGTTTGCTGCTACCATAAAAGCCCTTACGGCTTCCTTCAGCATGGCTGAGCGCATGAGCCGCGAGATGACCGGCCTGATGGCGTACGAGCTTGAGTTCAACAAGCTGGTGAAGGGCGGCATGGAAGCGAAAGCCGCGCACGACATGGCCGTCAAAAGCGCGGTTAGCTCGGTGCACAATGCGCTTGGCGACTACAGCACCTACGAGCGTCCCCGGTACCTCAAGGGCGACCTCGCCCGGTTCGCCATGCTGTTTAAGATGTACGCGGTTAACACCACGATGTTCTTCGTGCGCAACACCAAGACCATCCTGCGCAACGACCCCAATGTCACTGCCAAGGAGCGCGTAGCCGCCGCGCACGAACTGGCCGGTGTGCTGCTCATGTCTGGCGTGTTCAGTGGTATGACCGGCATGCCGTTGTACAGCACCATCTGCGCTGTTATCGACGCGCTCAGCGACGGGGATGACGATGACGATGCCACGCCTAATGACCCCTACGCGGCATCCAGCGCGGACTGGCGGTTCAGGAACTGGTGGCTCCCGCGCCACTTCGGTGCCATCACGCTGCCGGGGTTGGACGGCAAACAGCACTCGTTGTCCTCCATAATGGAGCGCGGCCCCGTGTCTGAACTCTCGGGGGTAAACTTCGCCTCGCGTACTGCCTACGACAATATGTGGTTCCGCGAAGGGCGTCCGGGCGACAGCATGACGGAAACCGTGCAGAACTACCTGTTCGACAACTTCTCCCCCGGCCTGTCCACGGGCTTCAACATGGTCGCCGCCGTAGAGGACTGGAGCAAGGGAGATATCATCCGGGGGTTTGAGAAAATCTCCCCCGCGCTGGTCAAGGGTAGTTTCTCTGCTTACCGCCTTGGTGCGGAGGGCTCGCGGACCCGCGCGGGCGACCTCATGGTGAATAAGGAGGATATCGAGTCCTTCCCGCTGCTTATGCAGGTTGCAGGGTTCCAGCCCACCGAGGTGGCCACGGCGCAACAGGACCGCATCCAGAAGGACAAGCTGTTTGATCGTAAGCTGGATGAGCGGGAACGGCTGGTACGCGAGTTTACCCGGGCGCAGTACAGCCACGACGCGACGCAGGAAGAAGTCCTCTCGGCATACGAGGCTATGCAGGAGTTCAGCAGAAAGAACGCGGGCGACCTCAAACTGATCATCACGGCTGACGTGCTGGAGAACTCGGCGCGGTCGTACCTGCAGCGCAAGAATCTCACGGTCAACGGGCGCTACGTGGCCCCGGGCCAAGAGAACTTCCTGCGCTCTGAACGGCGGGCTGTAGAATAAGAAACCCCCGCCACAGGGGGCTGTGGCGGGGGTCGGGGGACGGCGACAGGAGCAACTGTCGGGCTCCAGTATACTACATTCGCCAGATTCGTAAACCCCGGATGCCTTCCACGATCACTACCTGCATAAGTATCGAGAAACGCAGGCGGTTTATCGTTTCGCGGACCTCGCGCTTGGCTTTAACGGGGTTGAGACACGGGATGAATATGGATGCCCCCCGCTGAAACTTGCTCCAGTCGATTTCGTAGCTAACCCCTTCCACCATCATCGCCCGCCGCCTCTTTCACGTAGCCGTCAATGTCGATGAAATCAGGGCTGCTGCAGTCGAACTTGAGGCACTGCGTGCCGCCGGGAACCGACACCTTCATCCCCTTCGATATGCGCTTGAGTTCCTGCCCGAGGTAGATGCCCGTGCGCCCCAACTCCTTCAGCGTATCGCGGTAGTTGATTTGCTGTTTGGCGCAGAAGTCGCGGAACTCCGTAACCGTTATGAACATCTGCTTCGTGTCAGGCTCGTAGCGGATGATCAGCTTGCCGTGGGTGGGTTCTATCAGGGGGCGCGTTGCCACTTTCGAACGCTGGTCTGCGGCATGGTTCGTAACGAGGATGTTCGGCACGTGGGCGTTAACGAAGTCGCTCAGCACGCTCACCGCGTAGTCCACCGGGGGAGTTACCTCTTGCCGCATACCGGCAACCATCAACATCACCCAGTCGTAGATGCGCGTCAAATCCCAGTCTATGAGGCCAGCGCGCTTCGCTATAAGTCCGCCTGTCATGTTAGCTGCTACGGTCGCGGACCAAATGCGCTCCCGCTGCGTCAGCTTGAGTTCCCGATCTATCTTGGTCTGGGTGGACAGCAGGAGGCGCTCGACCTCCACGGAGTTGCTTATCAGGTACTTGACGTACACCAGCCCCGCATGGCCGTAGTTCTTGAGCAACTGCTGGTCGAACATCGACTTGGCATAGTCGGGCTCAAGGACGTTAGCGTAGTCTATCCGGTACTCCAGCAGGCGCATGGACTCGCCATCAGCGATGGACTTGTGGGTTGCCAACCGTTCGTAGAACGAGGCGTTGGACGAGCAGAGGGCGATAGTCTGCCACGTCGTGGTGTTGTGCCGCATCTCGTTGCTAGCGGCCATCATGCGGTCCTTACCGCGCCCGTTCGTCATGCCGTAGATAAGCTCCGAGAACTCTTCCGCTGTGGTGTTCGTTATCTCGTCCACGGTGTACGAGATATTGTTCATGACCCCCAGCTTGTGCATCTTCGTGTTCGCGGTGTCTTGTTTCGTAGCTGAGAGCCTTACGGGGTCTCCCCATACGCTGTTACACATCTGCAGAATAGTGGTCTTGCCGGTACCCGATCTAGGATGGATCACGTTGATCATCGCGCCGCGCTGGCCGGTGAACCGCAGCAGGGGAGCCCCGAACGCCGTAAGCGCAGCGAACGCATGCGGCTCATGCCCCGGGAGGTTGTACAGGTTGAACACTTCCTGCCACTTCTCCATGGTGCCTGCGGCGATCATGAACTCCGCTATGGATGCCGTGGCTTTGGAGGGAGGACTGTGGAACACACCCCCGGCAGTTACTTCCCTGTCTCCGAGGATGAACGCGCTATTGTTTGATGCCCATCCGAACTGTGTACGCATGTGATCCGCCTTAAAGGTGTACTGAATTCTGGAGATGGAGGATTGAACATGGTCGATGATCATGTCGAAGCGTTTTTTGTTGCACATAACCCCCCATGAGGCCAAGAGCTTCCGTAGCTCCGAAACGTCCGTGGCCTGTGCCGCTGTAACGATGAAGGACCGGGTTTCATCCCGTGGAAGGTGAAGCCGCATCTGGATAACGTCGCCCAACTCCGGGTCGTTCAACCGCCGCACCACGTACAGGTGGTGGGGGTACACCGGCTCCGGGTTCCCTTCCGGGGTAGTGGGCCTGCGAAAGATGCCGCCCGTTTCAGCCCAGTAGTAGGGCGGGTAGTACTGCGGCTTGTACGCCACTTCGGCAGCATCTGCGCTGGTATGCAGCATGACCACCGGCTTGCCTTCTGGAACCACCACTCCGAGGGTAATGGGGGAAGTTATCTTGCCCTTGTTGTGGCACCCGGTGCAGCCCCCGGGTGATGTGCGCTCAATATCCGCGCATGTCCTAGGTCCCTTGAAGGATGCTGCCTTGGCCGACGCCGCTTCGAAGTTATAGTCGGGGTGGCCTTCCGACACTATACGGATACCGTCGTCCCGGTCGATCTGGCACTTGTTGGCTATGGACAGCGCTGCGGTCCACAGGTCGTAGCCAATGGATGCGCTGTTATCCACTGCGAACTGAAGCTGGAGGCAACCGGTGCCGTACTCGGTCTGCTCAATAATCCGAGCGAAGCTGCACTGCTGGCTGTTCCCCTCTTCAAGTGACTGGGCGAGCGCGGATGGGGCTCTCCTGCGTCCGGTAACGGGAGGCGGTGCAGCCGTTGTATCGACACCCAGCAGCGCGGCGAACTCTTCGAACTCGACGTTGCCACCCCCCGTTGTAAGCACGTCTACCGGGATGGGCGGGTCTGTCTTGTAGTTGAACGTGTCTGGGACGCGCAGGATGCGCGACACTTCGAACACGGACGGGTCAACCAGCAGGCCTTGCTTGACGCATGCAGCTTGCAGCGCAACGGCAGTGGGCTCCCACTGAGCGCGGGTTACCTCCTCGTCAAGCACCCAATACACGTGCAGCCCGCGCCCCGAGCTTACCAGCACAGGTCTGGGCAGGTTGTACGTGCCACAGAAGTCCTTGAGGGCTTCAAGCGCGTTGGTCTGGGTCTCGTACCCGGCAGCGATGCCGGTCTTGGGGTTGGGGGTAGCTTTGTCGGGTCCGCAGTCGATATCCAGCCAGAAAGCCTTCAGGGCGCGGACGTTGTCTTTCTTGCGGCTGGCGTCGGTGTCGAATTTGGCTACACCGAAAAATACGTCGTAGCCTCCCTGCATCAGCCGGGGCACTAGCTCATCGACTTCCTCGCGCGTGGCAAGAAGCTCCTGCCGTACTCTGCCGTCCTTAATTCCGCAGATAGCGAACCATCCCGCAGACGGTTGTACGCTATCCAGAAGGTCAAACCCCCCCATCGTCACCTACCCCGAATGGAAACAAACGCCCCCTAGCGGGGGCAGGACAGCGAGGTAATAAGCGCTGTAATCGCCTTTACCGACGCAGGCTTTGGCGAGTAGGCCCCAGAGAACCAGTTGTACACGGTCTGCCTGCTTACCCTGAGTCTAGACGCAACGACGGCTACGGGTACATCGTTATGGATGCAGACCCTGCCGAGTTTCACTCCCAGCAGTTCATCATCCGCGTGGGCGTTCAGCTCCGCCCACCTAACGCTGTACCCGTAGCTCATGTTACTTCCAGTCGTTGATAGCCGAGGCGAGCGTTTCCCGAGCCGAAGTCGCGGGAGGCGCAGGCTTGTTGCTGGCCCTGCGGGTCGGTTCAGAGGTTGCACCCGCCCCCGCGACACCACCAACACCTACCGCTGCCCCTACCGGGGTTGCCGTAACCCGGTCTGTCGCCGCCACCGTCAGCACGCACAACTGGCGCGTTGCCGGGTCGGCCTTCGCCGCGTCAACCACGTCCATCTCCTCGTCGCTGAGCCCCCGGATGGCGGTGAACTCCAGTTCCATCGAGTCAGCGTTGAGGTTGTAGCTGATGTTGGTGACTACCGTGTCGATGTATTCCTTGTTAGCCGCAAGGAACCGATGGTAGCTCTCGAAAGGGTGCGTGTTGCCGGTGCCCTTGCCGAACAGCGACTTGGCCGGGATGTTCATCTGGTACACGTCGCCAGAGAAATCTCCCTCCAGCGTAACCGCGATGCGGCGCTGGAAGCGGCAGGCACGGCCCTTGCCCTTGGCCCCGGAACCATCGACGTTCATGGGACACGAAGTGCAGTTGTCCGCCTGCTTGTTCGAAGCCGAAGCTTCGGGACGGTCACCGAGATTGGACCAGCAGTCGGGCAGCGTCGGCTTGGCGTTGGGGTCATACTCGCGCTCGTAGTACACGCGAGAGACCTTCGGCAGGGCGTCCACGACAATCACGTTGATTTCGCCGCGCACGGCGTCACCGATCTGCTCGCCATTGATCAGGCGGCGAAACGTGCCGTTGGTGTTGGTCTGGATGCGACGGGTGGTGCCGTCCGCAGCGAGCGACTTGGCCAGTTCGCTGGGTCCCCGGCGATGGGCGGTGCTGACTGCGTTAGCGTCCTTGAAGATACTTACTTCGTTAGCCATTGGGTATATCCCCTATTTGGTGGTGGGTTTGCGTACACGGATTGTGTAGCTGCTATTGGCTTGGAGGCCTATCGGCATTTCATCCGGGTGGTCCGCCAAGAACTGCTTCATGTTGGTGTTGTGGATGCGCTGTTCGAGCAGGAAAGGAGCGTCATGCTCCCTGATAAATTCGTACATCGAACCCCAGTCACTGGTCCAGTAGCGTGACGTAACGCTACGGGTTACGGTGCCTGCAGCGGTCTTGAGACCATCGACGTTCTGCTCGTTACAGATGGCGAGCAGAGAGGCGCTAAGGGCATCAAGCTTGGTCTTGAGCAGAAGCCTTTCGGCCTCATACTCCTCTTCCTGTGCCGCCATGGCGTTGCGCGTTTCGATGTACGCAGCGACAAGCTGGTCGGCTGGAATTCGTTCTTCTGACATGTGTTGCTCCTTCGTAACAGGCCAAACATACGAGGCCTGTTTGACACTGTCAAGGGGAAGTAGCCATCTCCTGACGGTACAGGTCGATTATTTTTTGGTGGTTTTCGATGTTGC